TTGATTTAGGTGATCGTATTGAAGTGACAGTAGATAATGCAAAGATATTTACTGGACGTGTTTTCTTTAGAAAAAGAAATACAAATGACAATACATATGATATTACTTGTTATGATGGGATGATATACCTAGCAAAGTCTAAAGTAAGTTTAGTTTTTAATGCTACAAATGTAGTTGATGCTTTCAAGCGTGTATGCGCAGAGGTTGAAGTACCTGTAGGGACCTTGCCAGATATACCTACAGTAGTAAACTTTGTGGCAGATAAAAAAACGTGTACAGAAGTTTTTCAAATGTTGTTTGAGAAAACAAAGGCTGATATTCAAAAAGATTACACAGCTATATTACTAGCAGATGGAATTAATTTGGTAGAAAAAGGAACAACCATTGAAGAGTATATAGCTAGGGATACATACGATGTAATAAGTTCATCACATTCTGAATCAATTGAGGAAATGGTAAACAGAGTAAAAACTGTTGACGCTGCAGGCAATGTGATTCGAATAGATAATGAAGATGCATTAATTAAAAAGTATGGTATTTTCCAAGATATTTATAAAAATCAGCCAGAACCGAAGGAAAAGAAAGCTACTAAAAAGAAAAAGGCTACTAGTACAAGTACACCAAAGAAAACAAAGTTTCCTGTTGATAATGTGGCAAAAGCCAAAGCAAAAATCAAAGGAATCAAAATGGAATCAAGTATTTCTGCTATAGGTAATATGCAATGTATAGCAGGGTATTCTGTAGTAATTGAGGAAGAACAGCTAAAAGGAGTATTCTTTATTAAGTCAGATAATCATACATTTGAAAATAATACACACATCATGGAATTAAATTTAGAGTACATTAGAGAACCAGAGGAAGGAGAGGGTGAAAGTGCCGAAGAAAAACAATGATCCTTATGCAGGAATATTAGGTATCATGAGCGATGTAGGTGGAAACGCTGGGAAGCAAGCGATGCCGGGAATTGGCACTATAGTATCACCACCTCCAAATTTGGTGGTATCGTTCAATGGAATGGAGTTAAACAGTAATTTTTTATGGGTAGATGAATATTGGTTACAAGGTCATTATAGAGAATCTAAGGGGCATATTGTAAGCGAAACACAACCACGCAGCGGTGGCGGTGGCTATGCAGAATTTGCTAGTCATACACACGCTATTCATAATGATTACACAAAAACTAGAATCATGACTGATACATGGCATGTAGGAGATAAGGTAATGCTAATTCCAATAGTCGGGGATGATGAAAGTACAGCAGAGCAATATTTTGTATATGGAAAATGTAGGAGGTTAGACGGCAATGAGTAATCCATTTATGAAAGGGAATACACCAAGTAGCATTGACGTTCAAAAAAATCTACCATTATGCAAGGAACTAGCTTGGGACTTTCAGAGAGATACATACCAATATGATAGAAATGGCAATCATAAATATGTAACAGGTAATGACGCTATCAAAGTATGGGTTTGGAAAACCTTGAGAGTAGAGAGGTACAGATATAGAGCATATTATGATGATTATGGTATTGAGTTTGAACAGTTTATTGGTAAAAAACCAAATGATACACCTAGTCAATATGAACTGTTTGAGTATGTAAAGGATGCGTTATTGGTTAACCCATATATTATAAATGTAGATGCTGTAGATGTAATTCAAGAACATAAAACTATTACATTACAAATTGAATTACATACAATATATGGGCCAAATACGATAGGAGTTGAAGTATAATGCTAGAACCACAAAGTAAGCAAGATGTGCTAGGACGGCTACTAGCAGATTTCAAAAAAATAGATAAAGAAGGATTAAGTACACATGAAGGAACATTTGTATTTGATACATTAAGTTCAAATGCGGTTGAGTTTGAAAAATCATATGCGGAAATGCAATTGATACTTGATGCGGCTTTTCCACAAACTGCATGGGGCGAATACTTAACACGTCATGCGGAATCTCATGGGGTATTTAGAAAAAGTGCAACACAAGCTAATGTAATGTTAACTATTACTGGAACTGCAAATACAGTAGTACCAAAAGGAAGTTTATTTGGCACAGACAATGATGAAACCTTTAGAACCACTATTGAAATTACGCTAAGTGAAACTGGAAGTGGGAAAGTATTGGCGGTATCAGAGCTAACAGGTAAATCATTAAATGTAGGAGCTAATACAATTACAGAAATAGTAGGTGGGATTTATGGAGTAAGTACAGTTAACAATGAAGCGGCTGCATATGATGGATATGATGAAGAAACTGATGCGGAACTACTAGACAGATTATTATTGAAAGTAAGAAAACCAGCAACAAGCGGTAATGCATATCACTATGAACAGTGGGCAAGATTAGTTAATGGAGTATTTTTAGTAAAAGTAATCCCATTATGGAATGGACCGGGAACAGTAAAAGTTATTATTATCAACAATGAGCGTGAAAGTGCGAGTACAGAATTGCTTGAAAAAGTTAAAACTGTAATTGCAGAAAATGCACCAATTGGAGCTACTGTAACAGTAGTTACACCAACGATACTTGATATTAATATAGAGTTAACGGTAACTAAGGGGAAAGCTGAAATAGAAGCTATTAAAAAAGTACTAAATGAAGAGTTTAAAAAGCAAATCTTCAACGGTACATATGTGTCATATGCTAATATTGGCAAGGCTGTTTTGGCCAATAAAGAAACAGGAGTATTAGATTATCGTGAGTTAAAAGTAAATAATGGTGTTACCAACATTGATATTACAAATGAACAATTACCAACAGTTAAAGAGGTGATCGTACATGAGTGATTTTATAAGATGGAAAGAGGTGGATATATTAGCATATCTACCTTTTTTTATTGCAAAAGATATGGAGTTTAAGGCAATAAGTGATGCGGATAGTAGAGAGCATGAACGCATTAGATTATTGTTAATGGAATTATTGAAACAAGATAATATCCAAACGGCAACATATGCATTAGATAAATGGGAAGAATTTGTTGGGATTAAACCTAAAAACAATAGTTTTAAGGATAGAAGAAATCGTGTGATTGCAAAGTTAAATACTTCAAATAGCAGCACAAAAGAATATCTTGAAACTATTGCTAATAAGTTTATATCTGATAAGTCTGCTGAAATAATTCCATATAACGAAAAATATATGATGGACTTAAGCTTTACAAAGGACATGTGTGATAACATAGATGATTTACACAGTGCAATTGAAGAATTTAAACCAGCACATATTGGATATATTGTTTGGGAAGAACAAACTGTTGCGCAAAACTTAATAATTACATCATTAGTAGGAGCGCAGGAAGAAACTGTGATAGGCATGATAAAACCATTAGAGAATATTGGGATTGAACACAGTATCTATTATGGGAATGCCATTGGGATAGAAGAAGTAACTATGATAGGAGGTTAATATGGCACAATTTCCGGGATTAAGTTTGACTGTTCAAGGGAATAAAATGATCCTTAAATCATCAACGGGTAAAACAGATGACCGATTAATTATTACAAAGGCGGTAATTGGTGATGGGCAACTAACAGCAAGTATTGATGGTTTAACAGAAATAGTTAGTAAAAAATTAGAAATTGGATTAAGCCAAGTAAAAGAAGTTGCAAATGGGCAGATGCAATTACAATTTAATTTTGATAATAGAAATGTAGCAAATGGTTTTTATTGGCGAGAAGTTGGACTGTATGCGAAAAATGGCGATAGTGGAGAAGAAAAACTTATTGGTTATTCTAATGCAAAAGGGTTAACATCCTATATTCCAGATAAAACTAATGTAATTCCTATGCAACGATTAGTAATCGCTTTAGGCGTGGGGGATAATCCAAACGTAAAAGGTGAAGTAGATTTTAGTAGTGCTATTACTTTAGAACAATTGGAAACAGCAATTGACACACACAATAAAGCAGCAGAAGTACATAAGGAACAATTTAAAACAATTAATGAAAAGATTACTGCAATAGAGGATTCCAAAGTAGCTAAAACATCTGCTGATTATATTAAATCATTAGTAACTAATACAAATGGATTAGAAGCTATAAAAGGTAATGGTACAAAAGAATTGTTAAAATTACTAACTAATGTAGATAGTGGTGATAATCAAGGACTAGCACCAACATTAGAATTAGTAAAAAATTTGTTAAGTGGATTAAATATTAAAAATGGGCAAGATGTAGTAAAAGCATTGGGAGATGAAACATTACAGAGTTTGGGAGTGCGATATGATTTATCTAACCCAAATTCTTGGTATATCAGCTTTGGCAAGCTATTTGGCGGTTTAATTATCCAAGGGGGAAAACAAAAGGCTGGAGAGCAAAAGCAATCAGATATTAACAATTTAGAAGCCACAACAAATAAAGTTATATTTCCTATATCATTTACAAACAGCCATCTATTCCATACATTTGGGATTATTGCTAGTGATGCATCAGTGTTTTGGGGAAACTCTGGAGCAAGTGTAATTAGCAGAAGAATATCTAGGACTGATATGCGATATGAAGTACATTCTAGTTATCAAACAATGTTAAAAGCAGATTCAATCATTGAATGGTGTATTGTGGGAATTTAAACGCCTAAAGCAATATATCGCATTTTGATTTGTTCTATAGCATTACTATTCTCACTGATAACCGCTGCAAATCCAGTTGATGTAATCTGACTATCACTAAATCCAATTCGTGATAAATGTCTTAATTCTACTTTATTAATTGCATATGGATGTACATATAATGGCTTAGATTTAAACGCTATTGGGAAAATAAACTGCTCTTGCCTTTGTTGACTTCCTATATCGTAATAGGCCTGTGTATCGCTATCATTTCCCCCTTGGATAATTAAATTCCCAAACAGCTTGCCCAAACAGATATACCACGCATTTATATTGCTGAAATCATATCTAATTCCAAGGCCTGTTGATTTCTCACTTTCCAAGGCATTGACTACATCAGTTGCGTTTTTTATATTTAGGCTAATCAAAAGCGTTTTTACTAATTGCAAAGTAGGTGCTTTGGCTAATGAATCGCTATTATCTACGCTAGTAATCATGTCATTTACTTGCTGAATAATGGCCTTGAAACGATTATCATGTGCATTTGCATCTGCATTATGCTTCGTCAACGCACCTTTTGTTACATATGTATCATCGCTTGTTACAAATGTAATATTTGTTGCGTTGCCAATCTTTGTTCTAATATTATAAATTTCAGAATTAATAGGAGTATTCTTATCTGGAATCCGCCCTACATTATTGCCTCCATTACTATATGAATATAGGATTTCTTCTCCATCTCCACATTTTGCAAATAATGCTACTTCTTTTGGGAAAAAGCCTGTTTCCACAGTGCTATTCGATAAAACGGCCGTTACAAGATATTGTCCGTCTCCATCTTTTTGTCCATCAAGTACAGGCAATGTTAATTTTTCAGATACTACATTTGTCATAGTATCTATATTTAATCCGTTATCATCACCATCACCAATGACTACTTTAGTAAAGGTTACTGGCTTTTTAGTTGCAATGCTTTCCGCTAGCAAATTGTATCCTTTTTTAGTAATTCTGTTTTTGTTATATACAGATGGCATATATCCTCCTTAATTAATAACATTGACTACGCCTTTGCGTTCAATAGTAACTGCAACATACAAGTTAGCCGTATCCATTGCAGTTTCAATACCCTCATCTGGTTCAATTGTTACTGAACCACTTGTCATTACACTAACTGCAGCATATAAATTTTCATCCACGTTATGTACATCAGCAATTGATATACCTATGTGCGATGGTTTTACAATCGTTAAGTTTTCTCTAATTTGATTGACTGCATACACAAATGAGGAATCATAGAATTCTATTTTTAGCAATCCGCCCTCAAATTTAACATCCACATCATCTAATACGAATGTCTTAATAATTGCTTTAATTTTCTCTAATGTACATTTACCACTATTATTCCATAGCATTTGTACAATATTTCTGCGTTGTTCAATTGAACCTTTAGCTACAATGCCTAAATCCTTTTCATACACACGCAAACCACGTTCGCTAACTGTATCAAAAAATCCATTGTCTAATAATTCATCAAGCAACACATCAATATCTTGTAGTTGTACCCCTGCTGATTGATATAACTCACGAACCCACGAATCATTGCGATACATTTTGTTGATAGCTTTTAATGCGTACTCTTTAAATTGAATCTTATTCATTTAGAACCACACTAACTGTGCCTAATGTAGCAACTTGTTCTACTGTTAAATCAATTTTTGTAGTTTGTCCATTGACTGTAACGCTTGCATAGTCGGTAACTCCAGCACTATCGATTATGATATTGGCAATTTGTGCGACTGAAACATAATCTTGTTTAAACGCAATTCGTTTTAAGTATTTAGTAACCGCATCAGTTATATCAGCCGTAATAGTTGACTTTGTAGCAGTACTGATATGTTTCACTCCAGTTACTTCTACATTAATTGGTACGTTGGTAGCACTAACTACTGTGCAATGTGCCCCTATTGGTGCTTGCCCTGCTCCGATACCTTTACTGTCTGGATCTATATAATCTTGTACACGTTTAACTAAATCACTATCAGCAGGCTTTCTATCAGAATTAATGATGATAACTTTAACTGTATTGTTACCATTCCATAATCCTATGACATGAGCCTCACCAACACCTTCGACTTCTTTCGCCCACTGTTTATAGTGGTAATCGTTACCGCTCGTTGCTGGTTCTCGTAGCTCTTCGTAATAGCGTTCACGTAAATCATCGTCTGTTTCTTCATCTTCGCCATTGATTGCCGCATCATCATTGATTACATTGTTGATACCAGCAATAGTAATAGGCATCTGCGTGATTGTACCTTTAGGAACATTTCCAATGCTACCAGCTTGCATACATCTGATTTTGATAACTGAATTCTTTTCTACATCCTTTGTTTCAAGGCTTTCATATTGAATCCCAGTTTCGCTCTCAAATAAATCACCTGCATGAATAGTGCCTGTTCCGTCAACTATGCGTAAATTACATGCTGCCTTTGTGGCTAATTTACGTTGCGTTCCTTTTCGTTGAAAACATACACGAGTTAATTCATCACCTGTTAAGTTATCAACGTTCTGTTTCCATTCGATTTCTTCTGCTTTTTTCCAAAGTTCAAGAATAGCGAATGCCTCGCCCCTAGTTAAATCATACGTAGGAAAGCCTTCGGTCTTTTGATAGCTATCGTCAATGTGTTCAAGCATCGTATTATGAATGTTATCCACACTATAATTCGAGTTCATAATCTATCTTTACCTCCTCTCCTGTATTAGTTACGACTGTAAAATAAAAGATACCAGCGTTGAATTGCCAATCTTTGACAATCACCACGCATGGTACCTTGTTCATAATGCCCTCTGTTATACGCCGTTTAATTTCTGCCACTTTGTATGACCTAGGCAGTCTATATCCTAATAGTTTTCGTAGGTCTAACCCAAAACTATCGGTATAGATCATATATTTTTTCATTTCTGTTCGGATAAATAACTCTATCCATTGCTTTATTGCCTCTATCTGTGTATCTTCTACATTTCTTCCGTCTTTGAACACAAATCTATGAGTCTTATAATCAAATGCGAATGAACGGCCTACCTTATGTTGTGCATTGGTTACTGTGGCCGTTGATTGGATAGAGTTAGTAAAGTTATAGTCCTTTGGAAACATTACACACCTTCCTTAACTATATCCACGATAAAGAAATGTTGCTCATTTTCATCTGGAATGACTAATACTTTATCCCCTGATTTCCATAGTTCATCAAGTACTATCTTTCCACTACCCTGTGCACTATATGGAGGGCTACCAGGGCAATCTTTATGAGCAATAGTTCCACTATGTCTGTACGAATACGTTGTAATGTGATGTATTAATTGAAAGCACACATATCCATTGGATGCATTAATTTTAAACTTTCCGTCTTTAATGGCTACTTCCCATGGTGATGTGCTGATAACTTCACCTAATACTGCTCCTATTCGTACAGGATTAGTCCTGTTTTTAAATTCGGATGCCATTCTACTGTGCCATTCTTCCATATTCTCACCACCTATGACATCTTAATAACCTTAGTCGGTGCTTCGCCATTATGCCATGCATAATTTGCATCTGGATAAAATTTAGCGTGGCCAGCACTTGTACTATTTCCAAAGCATCCACCTGCACCATCTGAAATTACAACGTGTTGATTATCGCCATATACAAGAATATCTCCTTTATTAGCGTATCCATTAAATGTTTCTACCTTGTATCCTGCATTTTGTGCATTATTTACAAGCGTATCTACATCAGCAGTGCCAATATCGGCCTGTTGTTTTAAGAATGGACTATAATATGAACCAGCTTTTACCGCTACATCTACGCACCCATTATCACGATATACGCTTTCATATCCGTTCAATGCGTTCATACCTGCATCTACTTGTGTAGCATTAGCCGTGCTATTCGTTGCATTAGGTGTAACAGTTGTAGTAGTGCTTGTTTTATACTTGCTTGTATCTAATTCAGCCTCTACACGTTTTAGATCTAATGTCATTGTATGGTTTACTCCGTAATTATGCTTGCAATTAGTAACTAAGAATTTATCATGAATATCTACTGTGTAATCATTGATGATAATTACACGGCCACTGCGTACAGTATCATCACCTAATAGCGTAAGACTTAGCTTTTCCTTAATCTTATTGCTATCTTGAATTGTTTCCTTCGCAATCTGTGCCGTTTGTGCCTGTTTCTTATCGTCTACCTTTATGATTTTCTTAATCAAGCCATATTTCTTGATGCTTTCATCATCTTGGATAGTCGATTTTACAGATTTACTCTTTTCTTTGCTAGATATAGCAACGATACTATTCCGCATATCTTCCATGCTCAAATCTCTTGAGTAATTGTTGATTGGTTGAGTTATGACTTTATCAAGTACTAAGTCCTTATAATCTTCCACATGTACTTTACCTTCCCTATATTCTAGGCGGTATTTATATCCTGTTTCTTCGGTAGCCTGTTTGATGATGTCTTTGATTACATCCGATACAGGTTGACCTTGATAGATTTTCTTGATTTTAGTCTTTATGTCGGCCACATTTCCAAGTGGTACATCGTTTTCTTTACATACCTTCTTGATTGCCTCTAGCCCACTAACTCCATTGAATTGTATTTCAATTTCTGATTTGTTGAGATAAAAGCAATAATCAAAGCACGTATAACTATATTTGTTAGCACCGCTCTGTTTTTCGCTCACGATGATACCTTGAAAGACTACTTCTTCCTTTGGTTCTTCGTTTAGTGTTGTAGTAGCGCTCTTATTGTTATTACTTACTTGATTACTAAACTCTATCTTGCCACCAATTGCTAGGCGTGTACCCATCATATTAAAGTCAAATGGATTATCTGCTAAATCAAAAGAAAACTCTTGTCCTAGTGTATCAATGCCATCTGACCTTTCATAGTTGTTTGTGTAAGCTGTAATTTCACGTGTTTCTGTTACATCCTTGCCGTCTTTACCTTTTGTTACATTGGTATATTGGAGTTTCATTTCTTCCCTCCTGTGCTTGATGTAGCAGTGCCTTTACTAGCCTCTTTATTTTCACCGCCTGTATCTGATTGTGTTTGAGTGGATGTATTTGTGTATACATACTCTTCAATACCAATAGTCGCTTTTATATCGCCTACCTTATCCAATGTGTATGATAGATCATTAACTACACATGGCATGTTTAGTATTTCATTTCCATCAGATTGGATAATACATATCCGCATCACGGCCTTTGTCTGCCGTTGTGCGTGAAAGAACTGTAAGCATTGTAGTCCATCTGTACCATTGCCACGAATGAATGAGTAATCTTTCCCTACAGGTAAGAGAATATTATCAAGGCTTAATGTTCTAAGACCTAACGGCCCTATTAACTTAATATCTCCTTTTAATCCGTTGAAAGTTTCATTCTTTTGTGGCTCATTTATTGTTGGTAATGGATTAGGTACTACAGGCAATGTGATATACTCATCTGTCAATTCAGAATGAAATACTATGTCTGTAGTTGGTTTCTTATCTAAATAATCTAAGACTTTCCCCACTAATCCATGTGATAGCTTATCAGCATATCTTGTAGCACGTGTAATTGCCATTTTTTGTAATTCAGCTTGCTTAGATTGTATGCGTTGTTGCATGACTTTCTTTGCGCTGTCTTGAAATCTCACATTACACCTCCTACATATTGCCCATTGCTAACATAATTTTATCCGTGATGTGATTACCACATGCATCCATGAATTCTTCATTACCAATTACATTACCTTGTACTGTTACATTAACAGTAACATTGCCTCTGTTGTTTGCTAATTGTCGCATGCTTTCATCATGTGGAATCACTTGTGAGCCATTTGGTAGATTGATAATTTCACCACGTTGATTTTCATTAACGTAGGTCGCTCCACCTTTCCAGTACTCTGTACCTGTTGCGTTATTGTGGTCTCCATCAAATACACGTCCAACTGTTTTGTTGTACAGCCATTGACCGCCTTCTTTAATAGCATCGATTTTTTCGCCTGCCCATTGTAACTTATCTTGTACCCAGCCAAGAACACCTTCTGCCACTGATTTAATAATATCGAAATAACCAGTGAAGATTTTTACAAGGCCATTGAACGCCATATCCCAGTTGCCTGTGAATACACCTGTGATGAAATCAATAATGCCACTGAATATCTGCGTTACATCGTCCAATATTGGTGCAATGGTTGTCATAAATCCGTTATATAGTTCTGTAACTAAAGCAATAACGCTATTAACGAACTCCATGCATCCACTTACAATGCTCTCCCATAATTCAGATGCATATGTTGAAATTGCATCCCACACGGATAACGCTACTTCTTTTACTGTATCCCAGTTATAAATTAACAATGCTAATGCTGTAACGATTGCATATATAGCAAATAACATAGGATTAGCTAACATGAGCATATTTAAAATCCGCACTACTCGAATGACTGTTGTGAATGCCCCTGCTATTGAACTAATTAATGGAATTACTTTACCAATAATATTAAATGCAACAAATCCTACTGCTACTGCCTTAATAACAGGCAATAAGAATCCTAGGTTTTGAGTACACCACTTAATCACATCACCTAGTCCAGATATAACTGTTTTAACTACTCCCATTGCACTGGTTAGATTTTCTTGGATGCTTTCCTTGTTATCGTTTACCACTTGTGCAATATAGGTGAATGCACCGCTAAACAATCCAAATATATCCTGTATTACAGGTGCAATGATTGGCATGATTGTACTAGCTAGATCTATAAATGCTTTTTGCATTGGCAATAATGATTTCCCAATAGTTGCCATTAGTGCGGCCTGTTGGTTCTTCATTCGTTTGAGTTGTCCATCTGGAGTATTAGCTAATATTTCATTCTGTTTAGAGAATGTGCTATTAACTACTTCATTAATTGCAGCTAACTTCTCGGCCTCTGTACCATTCTTGATGATTGCCTTTTGGGCCTCTGTAAGAGGTATCTTCATCTTGGTTAAGCCTGCCACATCACCATTGAACGCACGCCCAATTGCTTGCGATGCCACCTGTGCATCTTCTGCCGTTGCATTAATACCGAATTTACCTGCTACTAGATTTGTTAGTGCCTCTGAAAGGCCGTCTACTTTATCTACAGGCACATTCCATTTATTGAGTTCTTGATACCCAGCACGAATAGTACCAGCGGAAATCACACCAACTTTACCCCATTTTGCAGCATAATCATTGAGTTGCTTTTGTGCCGCATCAAGTGCTTGTGTTGATTTATCATACAATGAATTGTTATTGGCCAAGCTATTACGCAATAATGTTTGAGATAATTCCGCCTGTTTGGCCACATCAAGGGCTTTCTTTCCGTACTCAACAATAGCACCTACACCAGCAAATGCACTAAGGCCAGTCATAGCTAATCCCATTTTAGTGATACTGCCAGCAATACCCATGAATTTATTGTTGATTCCACTACCGAAATTACTTAATTTATTTTTCATGGCCGTCATTTTGCGTTCTGTATCTTTGGTTGTATCACCAACCTTTTTCATTGGAGCGGTGAATTGGTCTTTAAGGCTCAATAGTACGTTGATACTTTTAGCCATGCTTGCTCCTTTCTACATCTTCCATATCTAGTTTGAAACATGCTAAATAGAATGTTTTTTCTACTAGATCTAAATCAAGTAATGAGGATAATGTATGACCTTTATTCATGTAATAGCGGAACATAGATAGTTCCTCGTCCGCCTCTATTACTTTTTTATTTCATCAACTGGATTAGTAATGCCATACATTGCCAAGATTGATTCGCCTAATTCACTAATATCTTCAATGCTATCATTGAGGACTTTATAGACAACATCTGTAGGCTCTGCACACTCATATTTATCTTGTAGTTCCTTGCTTTTAAACAACGGAACGCATGCATAGATAAGTTGTACCATCGCATCCATCACTGTGGATAACGTAGCATCCTGTTTGATTTCATCCATGATGCGTAACACTGTAGGTAGTGGTTGATGAATTACAGTTAATTCACCGCCTAAGCCTTTAACGTATACGTCTTTGGATTGAAACCCTTCTTGCATTTTTCTGTTGAGTAAATCTTCTAGTTGTAATTTAGCCATTTATTATTCTCCTCACTATAAAAGGAAAGGCGATGCATTAGCACCGCCCTATTTATTAAAGAATCAAGTCTAAGTAGTTGTAATCAGCAAATTTGAATGGATAGGATTCTTCTTGAACCTTTTTGTTTTCAAATCCATGTGCCAATTCATCCAAAGTAACACCAGTTAATTCGATACGTTCTGCACCATTAACATCAGGATCCGTTAATTTAGATACAATCTTAATGTCTGGCACACTGCCATTCTTGATTTTACCTGCAATCTTTTGTGCTACACGGCTATCGATTTTGTGTAATACCAAAGTTCCTGCACCTTCGAACCCTACCAAGCGTTGATGTACACCCATTTCGCCGTTGATGTCTACTGCCTCATATTTTAGCGAGATTTTAGCCTCAAAAGACTTAACGTTAGCGTATAACTCGCCGTCAATCCATACTTTACCAAACTGGCCACGCAAGATTTGATTATGGATTTCTTTATTGTTCGCCATAATTTACCTCCTATTCCATCGTAATTTGGAAGGATAAATCTTCCATAGCATCAAGAATTTTGATTTTAGCAGCAAGATATACAGTGGATTTGAAAGACATTTTCTTTACCTTATCTTCATCCCAATCTTCTGCCTCTAATTTACCTACGCTCAACCAAGCCTCACGTTGATTTTCTACATCGATATAAGCATGATTGTCATACTCTGGATCTAGAATTTCACCATTAACTACTTTAGTTAAGGAACGGAAGTAAGAGTTTACGGAAGAAATAAACAAATATTGGTTGTCCAAATGATTCTTGTATTTGCCCACATAGTATTTTTTGAATGTGGAATACAAATCTTCCATCATTAAGTCCATAGATTCAACAATGATGATTTTACGCATATCTTCTGTATCGGTAGATGTAAATGTAGTTAATGTATTTACACCACGTCCTACACGTACCACTGCATCTTCATCGTCATTGATAAGGAGTAACCAGCCTTCATCAGTCCATTTGTTAGCATCCTTTTCATTTGTAATGAAAGAGTTATCTACATAATCCAAATCTTCCAATTCGTAGTATGTGATACTTCTATTCATTGGCAAGTTAGCTAAAATGGAAACCACACGTGGTAAATAGTCTGTCATTTTAACAGTTGTAGTTGCATCCGCATCAGCCTCATGCACATAATCGCCTTTCATATTTACGATATGCTTATCATCAGCTACTGTTACATTAGCAACTACGCATTTTACCTTACGGCCTTTAGACAATACGTTTCGGCTCTTAGTGTAAGATACTAATTCTGTTTGCCAATCTTTTTCAACTGTACATGCCCAGTTGTATTTCACTTTGTCTAATACCGCTTTTACATCTGCAAATTCTGTTGTAGATGTTGGAACGTGTACTACTACCAATTTGTTTACGTTGACATAGAAACAACGTTTCAACAATTTCACATTTTCTTCTGTGAATTTTTTCTTTGTAATGTCAGCCTCGAATTTGTAGATGTCATAACCTGCAGTAGGTTGTGTATCATCCTTCAAGATGACTACTGCAGTACCACGTTCAGAACGTAATACTGCGGATACTGCCTTTTGCAAAAAGACAATATCAATATTTGGTAAGCCAATCGCCATGTTTTACCTCTTTTCTTTGCATTAAAAAAGCACCCACGCTGTGTGAGTGCTATTATTGATTTTCTTCGCTGGACTGTTGCCCATTGATTGCCAATTCTTCCATGTAAGGTGCATCTGCCTCTGGTCTTGGTTGATAGATTGTTACATCAAAGTTTGTAATGTAAGTCATATCTGCTTTATTGATAGTTTCTACTATCTCATCAGCAGTAAGGCTATATCCGTCAACTATTTGCAATGGAGTTGCCAATAATTCACGGATGCTCTCCCTCGCTTTCAGCAAATCTAAATAACCTGTTATCCGTTTTTCATTGAAATAGTAAATATAGATGTTAAGTGTATCTCCCCTTAACAATTCCCCTATATCTTCGTTCTTGAAGTCTACAATTTCAATAAAAAATGACGGCCTTTCAAATCCCTCTGATATATCTCTATCATTTACATCACATCCCAGTAGTTCACGGCATCGCACTGTCAATGTTTTGATAATGTCTACTGCAGTAACCACTAGCCTAGCCCCTTTTCATCTAACATTTTGTCTATAAATTCTTCTGCCATGGATTGATACTCTGACGGAAATTCTTTAGTTGTCTTACCCATGATATTTTTACCACGTACAAAAGCCTCTCCTGTATTAGCAACTATCAATTTAGGCTTGCCTTGGTCTTTATGGCCCAACATAACATGACCATGTTCAACTAACCACGCATGAGGTGCTGTGTTTTTAACACGCACTTGCCATTCATCATGGCCGTACTTATACGCTCTATCACGTTTCAAACCTTTAATGAGGTTCTTTGTGCCTTGCGTAGTACCTTTTTTATAGTTTTCTTTTGCCTTGGATTTGAATTTATTTCCTGCACGTTGAAGGAAGTTCTTCGTATCCTTTGGAAATTTCTTATTTGCTAAATCCATGAGTTCTTTCGAAAACTCACTAAGTCCTTCCGTCTTAATATCAACACTCATCAGATAACTACCTCTGTGAATATCTCTAACCGCTCTTTGTTAAGATACGGATCCATAACATACAAAATATCATATCGTTGCCCTTCAATGATTAACCACATATCTGGATTTATATCATCTCTGTATCTGCATACGATTTTATGAGTGGTTCTTGCTAGTGTGGTATCGGCTACTCTACCGCTCAATAGTGTGCCTGTCTGTGGTATTACACCACAATATAGATTTCCTATTACAGTATCCACAATAGGAAACTGCCCTAGTTCATTCATTTCTATTGCTTTTCTATTAGCATGTATTTCTGCCTCATGTTGCAGTAGTGTGCTTAGTCTACCCTTGCGATACATGTTGATACCCCTCCATTAAGTTCATAGAGTACTTATCTAATATGGCTTGTGTTGTAGGGTTCACTATTGCGTTCTCTACTGCGGTATATGTGCGGTTATCGTAGAATTCACCGCACAATGCTAATACCGCAAGTGCCATATCATCATACTCATCTAAATCTTTAGGCCCTAACCCTGTATAGGTAGCACAATATGTAATTGCTGCAGGTAGTACTAAGTCAAGAATTGGAGTTGTAAGCGTTGTGATTTCAACACGGATATAGTTAGCTACTATTTCTTTTGTTAATTCACTAACTTTCATCCTCTACACCTCTTCTTCTGTATTTTTACTGTCTTTTACTGTATTTTTACTGTCTTTTACAACTGTAATATAGCCAGCATTTAATAAGTCATTGGCAATTTCTTCGTCATTAATCTCAATGATTTGCTTTAGAGAGGCGGTAACCGCCCCACTAAAACTTACTAATGCCTTATATTTCATAGGAATTTACCTCCTATTAAGCCATTTTCAATACTGCAATGCGTTGTTGATCTACAATCTTGCCGTCAACTTCTACATAACCAGCTACACCAACTGCATATTGAGTGTAGAAACGTTCTTGCAATACAGAAATTTCAGAATTTTCACCGCTAATTTTTGTTGCATAGCCTTTAAGGTCTGCGAATACGGCTACTTTATTGCCTGTTGCAATCTTAGGCATATTATCAGATTCATACACAGGACGGCCTAACAATGTGTATCCATAACCATTAGTCAAATCCTTGTTTAAAATGTAATTGCCTTCTGTATCTTTCAATTTTGCACATGCTTTGAAAGTATCTGGATTCATAATGAACACGCCATTGCCACGATATACTTGAGGTACTGCAAATTGTAAATCAATCAAATCATCAGCAGTGATTGCAGTTGCTGCACCAGCCGTTACTGCCTTTGTAGCATTCAAGATACCCTCAATTTTAGATGTACCATTAATCATTTCGTTTTCTAAGAATAAAACGATTGCTTCCGCTACTTTAGTTACAACGTAGTTTACGATGTCAAAGCCTGCATTATTGATTAAAGATTTAGATACTTTAGTCAATACACCTACTACATTGCCTTTTAATGTAACGGATTTGAATTTACCACTTGTAGATTCAAGTTCTTGGAACTCACCAACGTATGCACAAGTAGTTTTGGATGTAGATTCATCTTCAACTGCGAATACCAAATCACCTTTTACATCGTAAAAATCAGAATTTTGAATGATTGGTGCAATGTTTTTTACTGTTGAAATGATACGGCTTGCGATTGTGGAAGGAATCACTACGCCATTATCACCTTTGGAAAGGTTTACATCAGAACGTGTTTCTACATCGGAGAAAGATGTTTCACCTGTACGCAAGAAATTAGCAAATGCACGTTCTTCTGCTTGTGCAGTTGCTTTTGTATCTACTTCTTCAGATTTTTCATCATCAGAACCTACGGACATTAATTTGCGTTCTTCTTGTGCAAGTTTCAATGTCTTGTCGATGTCGGCTACTTCTTTTTGTAGATCTTCGAATTTTGTTGTTTCTTCTTCGTTAAGTGCACGTGTTTCTTCATCTGCCACTTTTACAAGGTTGTTCATTTCTTCAACCAAAGAATTTCGTTTTTCAATAAGTTTTTTAAAGTTCATGCTATCCTCTTTTCATTAAAAAAGCACCCACATATGGTGGATGCTATGCATTAAGTTTAGTTAAAATTTCATGATATTTTTGATTGTTAGGCTTTTCTTCTTCATCTGCCTTACGTTCTTCAATATCATATTCTAATACGCCTGTTGCGGTTTCGTTAGATCTACATTCTAGTAAATCTTCCCCTTCATCAGCACGCATGCTAATTGATGTTGCAATATATGCTGGTGTAATGCTTAAAATACTTACTTCGCTTACATCAATAGCTTTCAATGTGCGAATTTCAGGCATATTTTCCTGTTTATCCCAGCTATCTTCTAGTTTTTTAAATCCAAAAGACCAGCCTTTTAGCTTTCTTTCTTCCGCTAATTTGACTACTTCCGCATCAGATACAGTTGCTTTTGCATACAATCCAATGTTATCTTCACGCAATTCTAATGAACCATCTTGTTGGTCTCCCAATTTACGGCGGTGATTAAACCGCAATTCTACATTATCATTACGTTGAAGTGCCGAATTAAACGCTCCAGTAGCTACTTTTTCAAGAAATTGACCTCTTACATCACGAATTGGCTTACTCAATCGCTCTGTTACGTTCACATATCCCTCAATTGTTGCTGCACCATTACGTACCTCAATCTTCACTATTCTCACCCCCTTTCTCTGCTTTTGCATGTGTTAAATCACCCAATACACCAGTGTTTGGTGTGTAAACCTGTTTAGTTTCTGGGTAATAGAATACATTTGCCAAGTTCATGCTTACAAAATCAATGCCCATTGGTGATAAATCTTCACGTTGACGGATTTCGTCAATGTTAATCCAGTTACTATCCAATGCAGTCTTATAAGCATTAAAGCGTGTGAGCATATCAGCTTTAAGTAAATCATTCATATCAAGACTAAAATACAAGTTGCCTTTCTCTGTTTCAAGCAACATTGCTCTATTAATAGCTTGAATAAAGCAATTTACGATTGGCATAATTGTAGTTTTAACAAAAATATTAAATGCTTTCTCATCTGTAAATGTTTTGTCTGTAAATCCAAATAATTTATAAATTAAGTCTGCATTTGTTTGTTTACTTTCATTTAGCTGATTTTCTACGGCTGTACTATCTGCACTTTCAAAGGTAATCCCTTTGTTCAGTACGATTACATCACTCTGACCTAGCTTAGATGTCATGTATCGCCATGCTTTTTTTAGTGCCTCTAAGGCTTTTACAGTCAAACGGCCCTCAGATTTTAGGAATCCTTTGCGTACACCCTTACTAATTACGCCATTTTCATACACCAAAGCGTTATACATACTGGATATATGCATTGCGTTATCATCCAAAAGACCACGGCCACGCACACCATCTTTAGAGTTTCGCACCGCACGCATGATATTGAAGTTATCATAGTAGTATCCATCGACTAAGTAATACACTACTCTGTCAATTAGCTTGCCATTATCTAGTACGCTAACCCTATTTTTAGGTAGATACTGCAATGATTCCGCATCATTACCATTCTTGCCTATGTAACAATAGCAAGAACCCTCTAGGATTAGATCATTAATCATGGCTTGTTTTGTTTCAAACGCACCTAGTATTGAATTTGTTTCAATATTCAATAGTTTTGTACGCTCATCGTCCATGATTTCTGTTATCGTGTTTCCATCTCTTTTATATAAGCGAATTGGAATACCAGCAATAATACCAGATATAAGAAACAATGCACTTGCTACGGCTGGCACTGATAATGCCTGTTGCCGTGTAACTGTTGTAGTTGCATCATAGCTAGGAAGTGTTAAATCCACCTCATCTGCAGTATCAATGAATGCATTTTCATCGGCTCGTGTTTCTGTTCCAAACAGATTTTTAACCCAACTCAATAAGTTTCACCCCCTTTCTATATCTGTACTACCCAATCAAGAGCACTATTTAACATGTAATTTTGATGTAATAGGTACATCGCATTGATGCCAGCTACTACCATATCCACCTTGCCTCGTGATTTTTTCTTATTCACGTAGCGGTTCATATTGGTATCATATACGCATCGTGAGTTTTCAAAATTTATTTCTAGTAGTTTATTTCCTTTTTCATATACAAGGTTGCCATCTGCTATCAATTCTGCAAGCCATTTAGTCGCTGGATGCAATACGCTAGAATGTTGTTTAATCTCAACCATCGTATATCCTGCATCTTCTAATTTTTGTGCAGTTGATAAAGCATTCCACCTATCATATCCAATACCCATCACAGTAACCCCAAATTCAGTTTCAATCGCCATAATAAAGCGTTCAATAGCACCATAATCTACAGTACGATTGCCACACGCAATACAATAACAAGCATTAATAAAATCACGATACGGAATGCGTTCTAGTTTTGATTTTTCATCCACTCTATCTTCTGGAATGAATGCCCTTGAATCAAGATATACTTTACCTTCATCTTCATCATATGCCACCATTGATACAGCACAGTTGTCTGTAGACATCGCCAAGTCTACGCCTAAGAATACTTCACGGCCATTCCAATCGATATGATCTACTGCTCCTTTTTGTAAATCCGCAACGTTTACAAAACTTTCACTGCCAGCACCGCTATATATGATATTGCAATGTTTTGTAATAAAGTTTTCACGCTTACTTTCAATCTCAATAGCCACTTGCCGTTTAGCTTTCAAATCATCCATGATTTCTGTTACTTCAATAGCTAGTGGATTGCTTTGTTCTAGCACTTCATCATTCGTTGCCCATCCTTTTGTATCATCTGGCTCATATAATAAGGCGAACACCTTATCATCATCTACTGCACCATTCAATACACGCTTTGCGTAGTCCACTTCATCTTCAAATGGATTGTTTAGCGTAGGATATTTAGTTGAAATGATGAACCCTAGCTTATTGAGTATCGTCAATTGCCCTGACCTCATAGCCTCAATAGCGTATGTATTAGGCAATGCACCTGTTTCATCTACTAGGAATACACTAGGTAACTTGCCATCTAACCGCCCTGTTGAATAGTTAAGAGGTATGTATCTGTTCTCTGTTATGTTGCAATGGATATAATCACGCAACATTTTGAACTTTTCCTTGCCATTCATCTTGCCAAGCATAGCAGGACTACTACGCAATATTTCTTCAATGGCCGTTTTGATTTCACGTGATAATGAACCATCTGGAGCGACTGAATAAAATTTAGAAAACTTAGGTTCAATAAAGAAAAGCAAAATAAAAAGAACCGCAATCAAAAATGTTTTGCCGTTCTTTCTACAAATTTCCAATATTGCATTTTCATATCGTCTTTTATCTGGATTATCACGCTCAACTGTACACATAATCGCAATAATAAACAACCACTGAAAGCCAGCCATGGCATCATATACTGTTGCATTAGCCTTTAACCCTTTAGGCATAATCAATAATTTCAGTAATTCGCCGATGGTTCGCACCTTGTTTTCATCTATTTTGTATCTAGTATCCTTGTTATTTGCGATTGATAGGAACTCTTTCACCTGTAATTTTACAAACTTTGGAGCGTTTATCTTACCTTCTGCTACCGCCATTGCGTATTTGTAAGCAGGATGTTTCTTATCCAGTCATCCCACCCCCTTGCAATACATTTAGCAAAGGATCTGTTTCTTCGTCCTTTTGATTAGCAACTAATACACCTAGTTTCGCACGTGATTGAGGTGATAGGCATAATTCATCGCATAATTTCAAATATGTACGCACCAATTTCTCTTGTGTGCCTACAAATTCTCTATCAATAGCAAGGCTTGGTTTCCTTGCTACTTTTTTATTCGATGTGTTCAGCATATCCACTGCTACGCACGCTTGAATAATTGTTTGTGTATCTAATCTGCTTAACACTTTGGCTTGCCTTAATGCACCAACAATAAAGTTGAAAGCCTCTAACTGTGTCTTAGTTAAATAGCTTGGTGGCTCAATCACCGCATCATCTGTAAATGCATTTTCAACTGCCATACGTTTTTCTTTTTCTGCTTTTGTTAGATGTTTCTTTGTAGTCCTTGCTGATACTGCTTTTCTCATATGTCTACCTCCTTTCCTCTGTGCTATGACTTTATAGAATACTTGCTATATAAATAAATATATATTCACGCACGCATGTCCCATTAGGGAAAATTGTGTAAATTGTGGTGAGCAGTACGGTCTGCCGATTTTTTTCAAAATTACTTCTTGATAGTAGGGGGGGTACTAATTATTTTCTTAAGATACTCCTCCTTGTATTCTCCATGGTCTGCCTTATGATGATGTGCCTTGCATAATGTTATAAGGTTGCTATGCTTAGTCCTCTTTCTCCATGCACTATGCAATGGTTCAATGTGATGTACATCCAATCGTTCGCCTACACTAATATAGTTATCTTCGTGCAAACATAATCTACATAGATGCTTATCACGATCTAATACTTCTGCTCTGCAATCTTGCCACTCACTACTACTTCTAAACTTACGTTCTTTTATTCTACTTGCTGATGCATTGCTATGTTCCTGTTTGTAGTTCCTCTTTGGTTTGTTTGGACATTCTCCCTCGTGTATTCGTCCACAATAACTACACGCTTTTAACATTGCATCACCTCTACTTCAATACAGCGTTACTATTACGTTTTAACTTTCCATGAGTTCTTCTACATAATCCACAATGTGTTTTCCTTGCACTACTCTGTGTGATATAGCTTTGGCACATGCCCTCATACTCAATTGTATCTGCAGTGCAGATTCCATATTTATTATTTAAACATCTGTTCCTGTTGCAACATATTCTTGTCATACATCATATCCCATTGCTCTACGATTAATTGCATATGCTTCATCATATGTTATTCCCTCACGTTCAGCTACTATCTTTAAACAATCTTCCTTTGTCGGATATTGTCCGCTATGAGTATTGATATGGCATTGTGTACATAGTTGTATTATGTTCTCTCTAATATCTCCACCACCACTACCACGTGTATTTATATGGTGTGGTTCAATTGTTGTTCTATTGCCACACACTTCACATATTTGTGAGCGCACTTCTTGTATCGTTTTTCGTGAGATAATTCTTTTATGTTTCATTATTCCTCCTCAAATAAAAAGGACTACATCATATCGTGTTATGCGTCCGATGTGATGTAGTCCTTTTATGTAATTTTCCGAAGGAGGCAAGTAGTGTTCAACTCGTTTATGCCCACATACAGTATCTCATATATTGAGTGTCAAATAATAGCACCCTTTTTATAAATTTCCTCAAAATTTTTGATTGCTCTCTTATGTAGATTGTGAATGTTCTGTCTTGAACATCCTACCAGCTCCGCTACTCTCTCCCATGTACATCCGTTTATGTATCTATCAATTAGTACTGTTCTTTGTTTAGTACTATGGATCTGATTAATCATAAACCTTGCATGCTCCCTTTCTTTAAAGTATGTGCTCCATTCTCTCATAATCTCATCTGTAACCGCATCAAGATTAGCAACTTTATCTGCAATGGTTATTGGTTGACCGCCACTAATTCTTTCCTTGCTATAGTCAATTGCTTGTAGGCTCATTATATCCTGTCGCAATCTAAATATTTCTCTCTCCTTACATCTAATATTCAAATCGATATCTCTGATTTGAATTAAATATTCCCTTCCTGTCATCGACTAATATCCCCTTGCTTATCAAGATATTCTTCCCATTCCTCAAGAGAATATATTTTTATATTTCTTGCATTAGCATAAGCCCATTCTCCAATGCAGCCTTTTGAGTGTTGCCAATCTCCACATAATATTAATACTGAACACTTTTCCAACATATCTAAACAAATTTGTAATCCCTTAGCATACTCTTTTTCAAAATATAACATAGAAAAATTATGTAATGGAGATAGATATACATTATTTCTATCTTTTAATACTAACTTTTTCATAATTTTATCTATTGCTATCTGATTACTATTTATGACATCATCACAACTTACTTCATTTGTGCCACCAAATGGATGCGCTACATATATCAATCTCCTATTCATTGTGTAACTCCTTTAGCTTGTAGATCATTAACATGGAACACATGGCTATCATCCGCATCAAATTCATCAGTCTCATACGCTGCTAAATGTCTCT